CCACTGCCTCACGAGGTTCGTGGCGGTCGTCGCCGTAAGCACCTTCGCGAACCGCTGAACGATCGTGGATCCTGCAGGCACAGCGGTGAACGTCACCGTCTGGCCGCCCTCGGTCTCGAGCACGACGTTACCGGCGCCGCCGACGTACAGGGCCACGCCGAAATTGTCGGCCGTGGCGCTCGGCGTCACCGCCGAGGCATTGGAAGGAATCTGTGAATTGAGGGACATTGCGCGAGGTCTCCAAGTATTGATCGAGAGGAGATGCCCTGCCTCGAGACCGAGGCGTCGCGCACCGGGAATTATGCCCTATCTGGGCTCGGCAATCAATACTTCGGCTTCGGCTTAGACGGCTTCGCAGGCTTCTTTTTTGAACCAAACATGGGTTCCTCCTTAGTACTTGGTTGAGAGTTTCGGGTTGTCTCGAAAATATTGCCGGATGCGCTTCTGCGCCTCGGGCGTATTCTGCAGGAGGTTGATGCCCTCCTCCCGCAGGATCCGCTCGATTTCGAGGTTCGGGATCGAGCCCATCTTCCGCCAGGTGCGGCCCGTCGACCATCCGGCATTGCCCATGCCGCGCTCGTGGGCGAGCTCCTCGAGGAGCGGCTCCACGTCCTGCGTCTGGCGGATGAGGAGCTTCTGCTCCTTCCAGTCCCAGTGCTCCTCGACGAGGTGGCCCGTCACTGGGTCTATGTACCGCCTGTCAGGCAAGATCGTCCGCGCCCTTCGCCTTCCGCGTGGAGGCCTTGGCGACTGCCGTCACGATGGCAGTGGCGGCCTTCTCCATGGCGGCCGTCTCGATCGACTGGCGCGGCGGCCCGAGATCCGGCACCGGCGAGAGCTCGGCACCCGCAGGCGCCTCGACGGCATCGCCCACGCCAATGGCGAACGCAGCCCAGTTCTTCTCGACCTCGATGACCGATCCCACGCCCCAGAACACGTCTGCGTAGCAATTGGGCTTCTTGAGAATGACTTTCATTGTGTCTCCTGATGAGAGACGCGGGGCCGAAGCCCCGCGCCAGATTTTTACGTCACGGAAGTAATAATTCCATGTGCCTTCTGATTCCCGACTTCCAATGTCAATTCAGCCTGGATCAGGCGGTTCTCGGTGTGGCCGGTACGGGCCAGCTCGAGCTGGCGGGTCGGCTGAAGGTCAACCACCTTCACGTACTCGGGATCGATGAGGATCATCGACGCGGCGTTGCTGAACCGATTGGGAATGATCTCAATCAGGCCGAACTCGGACTCGTAGAAGTCGACCGCGTTCACGAGCCTCTTGGCATCCGCGTCCTTGTACTTGGTCGCATAGCCGTTGAAGGTCTTCGAGATCGTGCGCTTCACGCCGGGGCCGACGATGCCGTACTTGACCTCGCCGCCGTTGGTCCAGCACGACTGCACCACCGTGTTGAGGATATCCTCAGTGATGGTGCGCGAGGTACCCGGCGTGTGGGCCGCGTTCGGATAGCCGTCGGTCGTGCCAGAGAGCGTGGGAGCCGCACCGCCGGCGCCACGGGAGGCGTTGGTGATGACCCAGGCCTCGAAGCCAGCCAGCTTGCGGGTCGTGGCGCCCTGGGCAGAGCCCGTGGCCGCCGCCGTGTTGGCGAGCAGGATCGTCTCCTTGTCGCGCTTCAGCTCCTTCAGCTTGTAGGAGATCTGCTTCGCGATCTTTTCGACGTTCGCCGCGCCGTTCACGCGCTGGCTGGTGTCCGTCACCTTCACGACCTTGTCCATGATCTGCGTATAGTTCGCCATACGCAGGGCAGTGACGGGCGTGTCGGCGGCCGGGGCATCCTCGCCCTCGGGCACGGCATTGTTGGCGTCCACCGCGCCGAGTTCCACAACGGGCCACTCGTACTTGGTGTTGGTGCAGGATCCCTTTCCGGCGATCGAGCTGATGAACGGGGTCTCGGTCGGCGAGATCATGTTCTCGGCGTCGGTCAGGTCTTCCCTGATGGTCTTGGAGTCGTAGCTTTCAAGAGCAGAAGCAGCAACGGCCATGATGGTATTCCTTAAGCCTTCTTGCGCGAGACGAGGAGCGTTGCGGCGACATCGTCGGGTTTGCCGCTCTTCCTCGCGCGATTGATGAGTTCAGCCCGGAGCTTCTTCTCGGAGCTCTGAGCCGGTTGTGCGGTGCCGGGCCTGATGAGCGTCTTGGGCCTGGGCTGGTCACCCTTCGGCCGCTGCAGGCGTGCCTCGATGTTGCTCATCTGCTCTCGCCTCCAGGCAAGTTCAGCCAAGATGAGAACCGGCACATGGCCGTCGAGGGCATTGAGCTCCTCGTCCGTCACGCCATAGCTCTGTGCCACCTCGCGGATCTTCCCCATGACGACGGGCGCCTTCTGGGGGTCTGCAAGGGCCGGCAGTTTCTGCAGAAGGATGCTGGTCTCCTCCTGAACGCGCTGCTGCTTGCTTTGGGCCTCGATGGCGGCCTGCTGCTGCAACTTGTTCTGGATCTCAGCCTCGATCTTCTGCGCCTTCTCCTGGGCGTCCATCAGTTCCACCCGCTTCAGCGCGTAGGCTTGCGGGTCGCGGTACTTCAGTTCGTCCAGGTTAACTTGTGGGGTTGCGAACTTCCTCCAGACCTCCTGAATGGCCTGAAGGTGCTGGACCTCCTGCTGCAGCACGGCCTGGGCCTGCTGCGCGGTGGTCTCGAATGTCTTGCGGTACTCGACCGCCTGCTGCACCTGTTTCGCGATGTACTGGGTGCCGGAATAGCTCTGCTTCAGCTCGCGGAGCGTGACCTCGGCTGGCTTCCCGTCGACCACGACCTCGACCGTGTAGTCGTCGAGGTTCTCAGGCGTAGCCTTGTCGGCCTCTTCCTGCTCGTCAGGAGCCTCGTCAGGGGCCTCCGCGGTCTCCGGGGCATCTTCCCCCTGCTCGACATCGTCCTCGGCCTCAGTGGCCTCGGCTGCGGAGGCAACGAAGCGGCCGTTCGCATCCCGCGCACTGCCCGGGATGCGTTCAGCCGCCTCGCCGCCTGCCCCCTCGCCCGCAGCCGGGGCCACGGCCGGCGCGGGTGACAGGATGGCGTTGAGAACTTCCGAGCTTTCCGCGTCAGGCGGCATTCAGCTTCTCCATTTGAAGGTCGTTGATGTAGGCCTGCAGGCGGGCGCGGACACGCGAGAGGGCGAACCTCTCGGCCCGCAGCGCCTCGGCCTTGGTCGGGTCCATGCAGTCGGCAATCTCGTCTGCAAGGCGGCGGCGCAAGTCCTCGATGGCCTGGTCGAACAGCGGCTGCTCGAGGGCCTGGACAAGGGCGCGGCGCTTGCGGATAGCGATTTCGTCCATCATTGCGGCATTCCCTGCGGAGCGGGAGCGGCGCCGGGTGTCGGACGTGCGGCGGCCTGCTCGCGGGCCACGGCGGCACGCTGGGCGGCGTCGAGCTGCGCCTTCTGTGCATCCACCGCGAACTGGCCAGCGGCGATGTCGCGCGCCCGGTCGTCGTCCATGCGAGACTTGAGCAGATCGCTCTGGAGTTTGGTCTGAAGCTGCGCCATTTCGATCTCGCCCTGCTGCCTGAGCTTGGCGCTTTCGAGCTGGCCGCGCTGCTGGAGCTCGGCGGACTTGATCTGAAGCTGGACTTGCCCTTTCAGGCGTTCAGCTTCCACTAGTCCAGCCGTGGGATCGGGCTGCTTTCCGGCCTGGGCCTGCATCTGCTGCATTTGCTGGGTGAGCTGCTGCAGGACTTGATCGGGAACCAGCGGCAGATAGTCCGAGACGTTGCGGATACCGGCCAGCTTCAGCTTGTCCGTCACGGTTTTGCGGAACTGCTCCCAACCGGCCAGCGGGTTGGAAAGCCCGAGCATGCCGATCATTTGCTGCTGGACCTGGGCGACCTCGGTCAGGACCATGGCCTTTTCGCCGATGCGTCCATTCCCGAGCCCGACATTCACAGAAACGTGTGTTTGGTCGTGCCACATATCCGGGCGCACTTCCTCGTAGCCCGTTGGCGTCTTCACAGACTGCGGCCCACGCATCTCGTACATGGCCACGCGCAGGATGCAGAGGAAAAGCTCCGTGACCCCCGTCTCGGCAAGATTGCGGGCCATCATCTCGATGCGGGCGTCCGAGCCCTGCACCATGGCGCCGGCGGCCTCCTTGGGCGTCGACTGCAGGATGTCGGCCGAAATGCCCTGGCTCATCTTGGTGACGCCCGAGCGGGCCTCGGCCACGGCCTCGAGGTATTGGAGCACGGGCAGCGTCTGGCCTGCCACGAAGGGCGTCGCCAGCTCTTCGATCATGCCCGGAGCCTTCGTGCGGATGATCGAGCCGATCTCGCCATTGATGAGATCCTGCACGTTGACCGCGTCCTCGACGGCGGCCGTGCGCGGGTTGTTAACCAGCGCGGTGTTGTCGATGATGGACCGAAGCAGCGCCGTCTGGGCGTCCTGGTCCTGCATGAGGTCTTCCGCCATGCAGATCGGGAAGAACCGATGCGGCTGGAGCTCGGCCTTGAAGACGGCAAGCGGCACGAAGTTGGCCGGCTCGTCGACGATGATCTTGTAGCCGGTGCCGACCGTGATCAGGTGGCGCAGTTCCGGCACGCCATCGCCATCGGCATCAAGGCGCATCCAGGCCTCGCACACGAGCACCTCGCGGCTCATGGCGTCGGCATTGTCGGCATCGCCCTCGGGATCGACGCCGGTGCGGAGATGCGCCTCGGTGTCGAGATCCGGGTCGCGATCGGCATCGGCCAGATCCTCGCGCGAGAGGCCGAGCGTCTGCATGGCCTCCCAAACCTGAAGGTTGATGGCCGTGCCCACGACGCGGGCGTCCTCGAGGCTCGTGGCCCCGCGGCTGATGAAGAAGCTCTCGGGCGGAACCGGGTCGAGGTGCCAGCGATTGCGGAAGGATTGCTTGGTGAGCACGACGCCATAGACCTCGCCCTGCCCGTCCGGGGCTGGCATCGGCGGCGTCTGCTCGGTGATCATCTGCGTCTCGTCCGTCTGCAGCATCTGGAGCTGCTCGGGCGTCACGAGATCCTCGAACGTGTGGACAGCGACCGGCTTGCGCTCGAGGCTGACCTTGACCACGCCCACGCGCGCCTTGAGCGCGTCGGTGCAGGCCTGGATCAGGGCGGAATAGCCGCCAAACTTGTGGAAGACCTGGTTCACGAAGAGCGTCTGCTGCTGGCAGAGCTTTTCGTCAGCCTCCATCTCGCTGGTGAACTCGGCGATCGTGTCAGACTGGGTGAAGACGCGGGCGAGAGACGGCAGCACGGACTTCACTGCGTCTCGCACGCGGGTGACGACGATCGACGAACGGCCCGGAATTGCCTGCACGGAGGTCTTGCCGCGGTAATAGGCGTCCGCCTGCTCGCGATGGGGCGCGATGTCCTCGTCCATGAACTCGCGCGCGTCGTGAATGGCGTTCTTGACGATCGCCTGGATGTTCTCCTGCTCGAGAGGCTTCAGCGTCTTGGGGCTCTTGAACATCATGCGACTCCCGCGCCGGCGCGGACGAGAGGCTTGCCCCAATCAGTCCGGGTCTTGAGAAAGGTTTCGTTGATGCCCATCACGCCAATGCGGAGGGCGTCGGCGCCGTGCGAGGCCCAATCGTGAAGGGGCTGCGATTTGATGGTCTGGAGCTTGTCGGAGAACTCGGAGCGATAGTTCCGCAAGCAGTCGATGCCGCGCTCGCAGTTCTTCTCGTCAATCCAGAAGCGGTTGAAGGCAGTTCGGACAGCGTTGATGCCATCGTCAACCCGGTGATTGGGAACGATGCGGGTCTTGAGGCCGCGCTCCTCAAGGAATTGCTTGCGGCTCTTGCCGGTCTGGAGCTCGCGGGCCTGCGCGTCGTGCGGCAGGAGATGCTCATGGACCGGATAGGGCAGCGCCTTGATCAGGTCCACATAGGCGTCGAGGCCCTTGCCGGTGCCCTCGATGTAGTGGAGCCAGTGCCATTCGTTGTTGATGACCTGGAACGTCCAGATGGCCATGGCATCGCCAATGCCAAGATCCCACGACGCGTAGACGTCAGCCGATCGGTCATGCGGCACGCGGGTGACGCGACCCTCGGTCTCGGCTGCGACCATGTCCCGTCCGTAATAGGCGCCCTCGGTCAGAACCTCATAGCCCCCGCCCCAGATGTGCTGCGCCTTTACCGGGTCGCGGAGATAGTCGAAGGACTTTTCCTGCAGGAGCTCGGTCGGGAGGAAAGGGTTGTCCTCCCAGTTCATCTCGACGCAGATCGCGTCCGGGTTCTTGACGGGGCCGCGGAAGAAGGCATCCACCGGATCAGCCTTGCGCCTTGGGTTCCACGAGAACCAAAGCTCGCTGCCAGGCTTGCGGATTGTGGGGCGCAGAACGTCGAAGGACCGCTGCGAGAGGCTCTGCGCCTCCTCCACCCAGGCGATGTCGAAGCCTTCCAGAGACTGAATGCCGATCGCATTCATGTCCTTCATGCCGCGGAAGATGATGAGCGATCCATTCTTGGCGCGGATCTCGGTCTCCAGCACCTCGAACAGGGAGCCGAGCGACATCTCGTTGATCTTGTCCACAAGGAGCTGGCGCACGGAATCGCGGATGGTGTTCTGGACTTCGCGGATGCAGACCACGCGGGTTTGAGACTGAATGCAGCGCAGGATGCAGAGCGTGGCGAAGCTGTGTGACTTGCCTGAGCCTCTTCCCCCGTGAGCGCCCTTGTACCTGGCGGGACGCGTGAGCGGCTCGAACTTGGCCGGGAGATTGACCAGCAACTCGCCCTTCTTTATCGGGCTCATCTGGTTCACGGCTCAGGCCTCAGAGGCGTGAGGAACTGGACGCCGATGCTGAGAGGCTGGCCCTCGGCGCCTGTGTGCTCGAGCTGCTGCTTCTCGCGCCATTCCTCTGGCGCAGCATTGGCAAGCGCGAAGCGGCGGGCATTGACGGCCGGGCCCGGCATGTCAGGATCAAGCATGCCCATCTCAAGGCGCTCGGTGCGTTTTGCTTGGCCTTTACGGCAAGCTAGGGAAAATTCGGGGAAATTGTTCCGCCATTCATCGATCGTGGAGCGGTCAACGCCGATCCGGCCTGCGAAAGCGGTGAGCGACAAGCCCTCGCCCATCACCTTGATCACTTCATCGCAGTACTTCGGGTCGTATTTGCTCGGCCGCCCGGCAGGCATGAGGTTCCCCACGTTTCACGTGGAACATAACAAGAACTTTTTCTGCAAACAAGGGGATTGCCGTTACACATCAATGGTTTAATACATCGCTGTGTTAGCCCCACAGGTCTGGCCTGAGCTCTTGCTTGGAGACCCTGCCTTCGGTGAACTTGTCGATCGCGGCGGCCATCTCGGCAGATGGCTTGCCCTTCCGCCTGGCGCTCCAGACGGCGTGCTGAGAGAAGCCGATGGCCTTGGCGAGGCGGGTTTCGCTGCCGGCGATCTCAATGGCCTTGCGGAAGAGGGAGTCTGTCATGCGGACTCCTCTTGCGGTGTCATGCCCATGGCATTCATGTAGACCTCGAGCAGAGTTTCTTCCTCAAGGCGCTCCTCTGCCGACTTCTTGCGGAGCCTGACGAGCAGCCGCATGATCTTGGTGTCGAAGCCGGTGGATTTAGCCTCCTGGTAGACCTCCTTGATGTCGGCAGAGATGGCGGCCTTGTCTTCCTCGAGACGCTCGATGCGTTCAATGAGGCTCTTGAGGTGGCCGGCGGAATTGGAAAGAGTCTGCGTCATGCTGCTTGCCCATCATTCGTTTCTGTTTTGTTCTCAGTCGGGATAAACGGCCAGCCCTGTTCCTGAAGCAACGCGATCAGGTATGGCGACGGGCCAGCGGGCGGCGTCTTGAGCTTCAAATTGCGGACAGTGGCCTCGTCCGGGGCCGTGAAAATGCGCTTCTCGGCGGGCCTCCCACGGTCATCGGGGTTGTAGCCCAAGCACTCCGTGACCACTCGGCGCTTGCGCTCGAAGTCCGTTTCTTGATCCCACGGGCCTTTGTCTTCGTTTAGGCGGCGGTAGTTCGTATGGGCTGGCTTGAATTGCTCGGCTTTTTCCTTTCGTTCCCGCAGCAAGGCGTGGAGATCGGCAATGGTCGGCAGATACTGGCAGCGGCTGGCAACGCCGTTGCGAGGGTCCGTCACCGCCGCCATCTCTTCCGCCGTCAAATATGACAAGGCTTCCGCAAAGTTGATGACGTACTCAGGCGGCGCTTTGCCGTAGTCCGGGTATCCACCCAAAATCTTCTTCGCTGCCTTCCGCGCCGTGTCCATCTGCGCGGCGGATGGCTTCGTCAGTGACGGCATCGAGCATTGCGAACCCGTCACGGAGAGAGGGTTTTGAACCTTGCTGAACCCGTCGATTGGCGTTTGATCTGTCATAACTGCCCTCCATGAGGCGAGTGAAACTGGCTTTCTGAAGCAGGAAGTCGAGGCTGGCTTTCCAGCCGCGGTCATTGTCGCCGCACAGGAACGGGCTGCCCCTGATCTTGCCAAGGGCATCCAACCACCCGGTGAGGCCGCCGCAGTCGTTGAGGCGCTGGCGGATGCGGGTTTTGCGCTCATCGGTAAGAGCCTGGGCCTTTGCCAGACCAAGCTCCGAGGCGAGATCGTTGTAGGCATCAAAGGCGAGGTGTTCCTCGCCCTTCGGTTTCGCACCGCGCGCTCGAGAAGGTATATTTGAAGGTTCAGTGATAGGTTCTGCTGTAGCACTGTGCGACTTTGGCTGTTGCTGTGTGCTACGTTGCTCATTGCTACGTTGCTGTGTGCTACGTAGCACTGTGCTACTTAGGTCAAGCATGATGAGGTCAGAAGATCTTGACCCATCTTTGCGGTGGCGGCGCTCCCGGCTCAGGAGCCCAAGCTCCTCGAGATGATCGATGGCGCGCATGATGGAATGGCGCGACAGCTCGGTGTCATCGGCGAGCTGGTCCTGGGATGGCCAGCAAATGCCTTCCTCATCCGCATAGTTGGCAATGGCCAACAGAACCGACTTGGCCGTAGGAGACCCAGTCTTGATTCCGCGAGCCCATGCCATTGCTGAATAGCTCATGCCGCCGCCCTTCCCTGCTTCGGCATCTCGAGGCCGAGATCCATCAGCGCGAGCTCGATATGCGGGCGGAAGTATTCGTAATTAGCCGACACCTTCTCCACGCCATGCAAGATCGTGCTGTGGTCCCGCCCTCCAGCCGCCTCCCCGATTTGCGTCGTTGACCGGGTGGTGAACTTCCGGGCGATCCAGTAGTAGACCTGACGGGCGTCGCAGACCTTGCGGATGCGCGTGTGGCTGCAGAAGTCGTGCTTGCCGACTTGGTAGACGGCGCAAACCACGCGGCGGATGTCGTAGATGTTCGCCGGCATGTTGGTCATGGCAATCAATGCCGGTGCCCACCGGCGGCGCTTGCTCCACTGCTCCGAGATGCTGCGGCGGTCACGGCCCGTGATGCCTTCGATCTCGTCGATCGTGTGGCCATCACGCTTCAGCTTCCACAACTCTCGAAGCGCGTCGGAATCCCAAGCGCGGTATGTGCCGCGGCCGGGCTTGAGAGCCCTCCCAGCGTGTCGACGACCGCGACCCGGCCTTCGTGGCTGATCGTGTAGAAATGGCCGTCCAAGGCGTTCCGAATGGCGTCCTCGGTCCACTGCATCACAGGCCCTCCTTCTTGCGCCAGTTCAGTTTCTGAGGCCCACACTTGCCCGTTCCTTCGCCATGGCTGCGACCATCTTCGACGGTGTCATCGCGCTCAAAGTTGATGAGGATGCCAGCGGCACCGAGGCGGCGAAGCTGGGGGCTGTAGCAGCGGCGGCGCATCTGATTGTCTGCCTGCATCCATTCGCAGTCAGTGCAGCGGGTGTCGCTCATGCGGCCCTCCAGACGTGCGAAGGGCGTCCCGCCGATGATTTGTGGCGCAGGCCGGTCTCGATAACCTTGCCGGCGGCCTTCAGCTCGGCAACGCGCGGGCGCACCGAAAGCGGGCTTTCCTTCAGAGCCTCGGCTACCTCGTCAGCCGTGGCATTCCGGCCGCCCTGGAAGAAGGCCAGAACGGCATCACGGAGCGTGGCCGCCCTGCCCTTGGCGTCGATCGCCTTGGCGGCCTCCTTGCTGGTGGTAGGCTCCTTGAAGCCTGCCCGGTGCGGATAGGTGTCGGTTAACGTGTCAGTCATGCGGCCTCCGCTTCATTGCCGTAAGCAGCCCAGCCGGCGCGCGGAGAGCGGCAGAACAATTCGATCTTTGGGGTGTTCGGGAAGAGCTGCTCGATCATCTCTGCAAAGAGCGCGGGCTTTTCGCTGTGACGCCCCAGAGGCGATTCCAAGATCGAGGGAAGCTGCGTGCCAGGCGCCGGCGCCGGGACATTGCCCCTGGTGCCGACCAGCAGCAGCTCGTGCTTGTTGCGGAACCAGTATCCCGTCCCTGCCCTGTCCTTCGACCACACGGCATGGCTCTTGTAGGTGAAGCCCCAGGCCTGCATGACCTCCAGAGCTTCGGGAAGCATAGGTGCCGTGGCCCAGAGATAGAGAACGCTGTCTGCCGCCGCGGGGATCGGCAGGGCCTTAATCGCCTCGAGATCCATCGTGGGGTAATGGTTGTCAGCCGAGCGGTCCATGCCGTTCTCGCTGAAGGTCTCAAAGCGCCAGGGCGGATCTGCGTACACGACGCCGTAGCGACGGGCCTCGGATGCGAGCGAGACACTGATCGTCTTCTCGGCTAGTGCCTTTTCCTTCTCGGCGCGAGCCACCTTCTTGATGGCCTGCTCCGGGCGCTCGTCCTTCAGTATCTCGCGCTGCGTGCTCTCGGGCAGCTTGGCAATCTTGGAAGCAACCGAAACAGCAACTTCGCCCTTCTCGACCTTCTCGTGCAGTTCTCTCACGCCGTGGTCGCGGACAGCTTTCGCCTTATTCACACTCTCTCGGCTGACGTTCAGCATCTTGGCGGCATCGGCTTGGGAAACAGACTTTGTGGAAATTTCCACAATGTCCGTCCTCTCCCCCTGCCGCATGTTCGCTAACTTGCTCGCCACCCAGGCGCGCTGCGACTCATCAAGATGGCGGCGGTGAAGATTGGTCGAGATGACAAATGCCAGCGCAGCCGCATCATCGCCTTCGAACTGCACCTGTGGGCACGTCTTGAGGAGATCGGTGCAGGCGGCGAAGCGATGCCGCCCGTCGAGGATCAGCCCCTGATACATGACGATGGGCTGACGAACACCATTTACCAGAATGTCCTGCTTCAGCTTTTCAAACTCAGAGTCTCCCATCGTGGGAAAGAGGTTTGCGTAGGGATGCCCGTCAATCTGGTGGATCATGAATGCCTCCGCATGGGATATGCGGCAGCGGCCGAACCGCTGCCGCCACTGACGTTAAAAGCTGGGGAAGTCTTCTTTCTCGGCGTCCCACGTCAGCTTGCCCGGGCTAGGGGTCTCGCCCTGCTTCACAAAATTCCAAGCCTTGATCAGCATCGCAGCCCGAGCAACGTCATGAATGCGGCCATGCTCGAGAATCTTGACGAGCTTGGTGGTCAAGACCTTTCCGGCTCCCTTCCCGAAAAACAGAGCATCAGCAAACTTCTGAGTAACCTTGGCATCGCGACTGTTCAGGGTAAAAAGCACGCCAGCAAGCTGGCCCGGTGAATATGGGACTTTGGACTGCACCTTCGTCACCTTGGTGATGTCGCGCGCAAGGTCGCAGAAGGAGTGCATCAGGTCATGCTTTCCATCCTTTTTCAGAGAGTCGTAGAACTCGACTACAAACTCATTGGAAAGTGCGCTGCGGTCCAAGGCATTGTGAGATAGAAGATGCGCCCACCGGATCGCTGCAGCTACGACGCTGGGGTCTTCAACGCCGCGCATGGCCAAAGCATCTGCATTCGTCTTCTTGGCCCCGGTGTTGATCTTGGTGAACTCGCCGTAGTCGATGCCGAAGACGATGAAGGTCTTGAACCCCACGCCCGCGCTGACACAAGCCGCAAGCCTGTGTTGGCCATCAATAAGACGAACCGGGGGCCTGCTGAAGATCAGTGTCTCGCCGGTCAGGCCCCAACAATCGTCTCGCATGTCGTCAGCAAAACGCCCAATGTTGTTGGCGCGCTTGGGACGATTGCCCGGCTTCCCCGTGCCTGTCGTGTTAAACTGCTGCAGGATGTATTCGGCCAGCTCGGGGCTGACATAATGCGCGCGGGCCACGTCGAACGGGCCCTGCTTGGCGAGAGAGTCAAACACAGCGATTTGCTCTTGGAGCGGCATGCCAGGCGTGAAGAACCGCTTCATCGGAGCCGTTGACGGCAACTCATTCGCAGGAGCCGCCTCAACGGCAGACCCCACTTTGCCAGTAGCAATCTCCGCAATGCGCCCGGCATTGCAGTTGAAATGCGCTGCAATGCTGTGCTGCTTGTCACCGCGGGCAAGCATGCCTTTCACGACAGCAATCTCGTTCCGATTAAACATAGAACTACCTTCTGAATGCCAGCATCAACCCCTGCCGGCTTGGGGAACTGTCAGGCCGCGACGCGCGAGGTCGATTCCGTGATGCTCACCTCCGCGGCGATCCCGGCGGGCAAGGCTTCCGTCCAAAACATCTCGAGCCGCACGACATCCTTGTCGTTGGCGATGGCGCCGACGTGCTGGAGAAGGTCGAGGGCGGCCTTACTCCTATTGTCGAGGTCGGCGTTGGCCCGCGGGCGGCGCATGGCGAGCGTCACGAACACAGGGCCGGTGAACCTGTGCTGCTTCGCGAGCTGCGCCTTGAGGTTCCAGCCCTCGCCGCCAAGCCACTTCACATAGGCTGGCGCGCGATAGGTCTGGCCGCCCTTGCCATGACGCCAGATGGCGTTTGTCGAGGGAGGAAGGTTGATGAGGTGCAGCCGGGTTTTCATCTGCGCTCAGGCCCGACGCTCAACGCGATCCGCCAGAAGCACGGCGGCCTTCGCCCTGTCGATGCAGAATATCGCCCAGTGCCTCAATGCTTTCGCGAAACAGTTCCGGGTCGCTTTTTTGCATCGCCAGAAGAGTTTGAAATGCTGCCTGCTTGAGTTTTCGGTCATGCTCTGCCGCCCGTTCCCTGATCTGATCTGCGACATGGGCGGGAATGTTTTTCCATTCGCGATACCACCCATGACGTGCCTGGTTGAATGTGAGGCCGCTGTTACGCGCGGCTCTCCGAATGCACGCTTTCACTGACTCGCCCGGCTCGCTCGGGCTTGCGAGCTGCCGAAGCAGCGCGCTGATCTCGTCCTGAACCTGTTCAGCAGTCGTCATGCTTTCCTCATGCGCGGACGATGTTTCCGCCGCTCAGGATGCGGTCTTCAGTAAATTTACGGACAGAAAGGAGGACCACATGAGCAACGTCATCAGCTTGAAGAAGAGAAGGCGGATGCGACTCGGCACACCGGAGAATGTGCCTATGGATCGCCGCACCCGCCCTACGCGCCCGGAGGGAGGCCCAGGCTTCGTCTCGATCGGAGCCATCAGCGCGGAGATCATCCGCAAGCTGACGGAGCAATGAAGAATGGCCCGCGTTCTGGGTGTTGACGCGGGCCAAGTTGCCGCCGCGCGGGAGGTGCGCTTGCTGCCTGCTAGTTGGGATGGAGCAGCCGGCGGGGTTCACTGTGCGGCCTCTTCGGCCAGCTTGTCCAAATATGCGCGGGCAGTCCCCCTCTGGGGTATGCCTTCGTTCTCCCAACGCCATACTGTGGCGAGATTTACGCCAATCTTTTCAGCCAGTTGCGACTGAGTTAGATTGAGCTTCTTGCGAAGCATCTTCAGGTCAAACGCATAGGTCATGTATGCATTTGTAGGCGTTTCGCATAATCAAGTCAACGCCTAACGCAGAGAACGGACCAGTAAAGATGACGGAGGAATTAGCGCAAGAGCATGACAATATGGAAGTTCACGAACGCTTGAAGGCGGCACGCGAGAGAATATTCGCCACAGCCGCAGAGGCAGCGCAGGCTATGGGTGTGAATTATCAGACCTATGCGGCGCACGAGAATGGTTCTCGAGGGTTACGGCGCGACGCAGCCATGCGTTATGCTAAATACTTTAATATTTCTCTTGAATATCTCCTCACGGGCCGCAAAACTGTTCAGCCCAGAAGTGAACACTCCACCAAATTAGCGCCGATCGTTGACGGGGATGGAATGCCTGTGAAAGGATTTGTGCGGGCCGGCATATGGCAGGAGACCTATGCGCCCGAAAGCGAACTCTCTACGCTGCCCATTTCGGCGGACGCCCGTTTCCCTCGGCATCTCCAGTTCGCGCTGGAGATTCAAGGCGACTCCATTGACCGTCGCGCGAAGCCTGGCGAATATGCCGTCTGCGTGGAATGGCACGGGCCCGTGCAACCCGAAGATGTTGTGATTGTGGAGCGCCGCAGAGCAGGTCTCTTTGAGGCCACAATCAAGGTTGTGAAAGCCAGTCCGAAAGGCACACTGCACTTGGCGCCAGACAGTACCAACTCCGCACACAAACCCATTCTGATCAAAGAAGCTGACATGAAGGACGGCGAGGAGATTGCCGTGGTCGGCAAAGTGCTGGGCTACTACCGGCGCGCCTGATTTCCACCGCCGATTCTACGGCGCATAAACATTATGCGCTAATTATGCGGTTTGCAGTTGACGCAATATTATGCGTTGTGCATAATCTGCCTCACCAACAAGGGAGGCCGACATGCCAACTGCCTACATCGACACCACCGTCACCGCGATGCTGGGTGACGTTTGCATCCTCGAAAAGGACTGCGTTGCCGAGGTCGAGTACCAGATCGAGGACGGCGCCCTGGCCGACTGGTACATCCGCGATTTTCGTTTCGACGACGAGCGCGCCGCATGGGATGACACCGCCCAAGTGTGGACCCGCAAGAAGATCGCCGAGCACTGGTGCCCAGATGAGCTGCGCCCTGTGTTCCTCCACTATGCCGACAAGGAGCACATTGAAGAGCAGCTCGTCGGTTCGCTGATCATGAGCGGCGAGATCGAGATGGCGTCGGCGGCTGACCTCCGCGCCGACTATCACGCGTCGGTGCTGTAATGGACATCCACCTTTCAAGCATCAAGGCGTCACTGGCCGCGCGTCACCTTGCGATGGCCGCTGCCTGCGAGATCGACTGCAAGTCCAATGACGCTTGGCTGAAGCTTGCTGTCGAGGAATTGACTGAGACGGCCAATGCCCTTGGTTACGTGCTCGTCAGGACGCGCAAGGTCGAAACCCAGCCCGAGACGGAGGCAGCGTGATGCTCCGCGATTATCTCATCTGCACCAGCATCTTCCTCATCATGGTCATCGGAGGCGGCATCTATGGCTGACCGCAAGCTGCATCTCGAAATGGAGGCCGCCCAGCGGCTGAAGGAGAAGCTCATTGCCACCTATGGCGAGGACGCGGATTTACTGCGGGACATGGTGGAAGGGGAGACCGGACTCCACGAAGCCATCGTCAAGGCCAGCCTTGAGCTGGCCGCGGTCGAGGGCGAAAAGGAAGGCATCGAGATTGCCATTGCCAAGCTCAAGGCCCGCCTCACGCGGCACTGCGAGCGCGCCCAAGGCATCCGTGATGCCATCCAGGCGGCCATGGAGACGGCCGAGCTGACCAGCCTCAAGACGCCGGCTGCGACGCTGTCAATCCGCCCCTCGCCGCCCTCTGTCGAGATCACAGATCAGGCGGCGCTTCCGGCGATCTTCCTCAAGCAGCCGCCGCCGGTGCCCGACAAGAACGCCCTCAAGGCTTCGCTCAAGAGCGGCGAGGCCATTCCCGGCGCCATGCTTTCCAATCAACCCCCTGCCCTCTCGGTGCGCTTCTCATGAGAATGTCAGAACAGATCAATGAACTTGCTTCCGCGCTCGCCTTGGCACAAGCCGAAATGAAGAATGCGCGGCTGAACAAGCAGAACCCTCACTTCAAGTCTCGCTATGCAGATCTCAGCGAGATCAGGGATACCGTCACGCCATCTCTGTCCAAGAACGGCCTTGCAATCACGCAGGGGCTGGACACGACTGATGATGGCAAGTTGCTGGTTGTGACGCGGATGCTGCACAAGTCCGGGCAGTGGATTGAAAGCCGCTTCCCTATCTCGCAAGACAAGCCGCAAGCCATGGGCAGCGCCATAACTTATGGCCGCCGCTACACGCTCTCGGCCATCTGCAATATTGCGGCAGACGAAGATGATGACGCCGAAGCTGCGCATTCTCGTCCCGCCTATCAGGCGCCTGCCGCAAAAGCCATCATCCCGGCTGCCGTCGAGAGCATCGGCGACACCATCGTCCGCAAGTTCAACGAGGCGGCCACGGCAGAGGCATTTGAGGAAGAGGTCACCAAGGCCCGCGCTGCGTGGTCGAGGCTCGGCACTGCCGACCGCGCCAAGGTCACGAACAGCATCGAGGCCCGCCGCGCTTACTGGGTCCAGAACTCGTTCCCCGGCGCCACGGTTGAGGCAGCAGAATGAAACAGGACCGCGAAACAGCGCCTTTGGTACTGCGTAAAACGGAGCGGGGGCTAGAACCCCGCTCCCGTCTCGCCCGCGATCTGCTCGATCAGTATGCGCTGCATTCCGATGTCGAGATCACGATCAAGAAGCGCCGCAGCTCTCGCCAGCTTGCCCGCTACTGGGTGATGCTGACGGAGGTCGTCGAGGCCACCGGAGCCTGGCATTCGGCAGAAAAGCTGCATGAGGCGCTCAAGCTGGACCTTGGCCTAGTAACCCCGATGCGGCTGCTTGATGGGCGCATGGTCTACGTGCCGGACTCCACCGCCATGTCGAAGATGGATGCCGCAGAGTTCCAGAGGTTCTTTGACCGCGCGGCGGCTCGCCTGGCCGAAGTCTGCGGGTTTGATCCCCTAGCAGAGACAGAACGGGAGGCCGCATGAACTTCATCAGCCCACAGACGGACTTCCGCAATCCCGGCGGCAGGCCGCCCAAGTATCCTTGGTATACGCTGGCCGTTGGCGACAGCTTTTTCGTACCGGGCAAGCGCGCAACCTACATGAACCAGCTGGCCCGGAAGGCTGGCGTGAAGGTTCGCTGCAAGACGGTGATGGTTAGCGGCGAGATGGGGTGCCGCGTCTGGAGGATCGCATGACCTCCCTCACCCACGAACTGATTGAAACCGATCCCGCAACATTGAGGCCCGCAGCATGAACAAGTCATTTGGCCCCGCCGCAACCGTCACCAAAGACAATCAGGTGCAGATTTCGTGCATCACGAAGCAGACCTATTGCTTCCAGATGATCGGGCGCAAGTGCTGCGCCGTGAAGCCAGAGCGCGACATCCCCGATGCGGCGAACAGTCCAGACTGGTGTCCCTACGCCGAAGAGAGACGGAAAGACGTGCAGGAAATGCTGGACTTCGACCGGATGGGCCTGAGCGAAATGACCCGCGATGAGTTGATGAAACTCATGAAGGATGTGCCACGTGAGTTCCGCGCCCAGTACGATGGCAAGCTGATCCCGCTTAATGCCCACAACTCCTCCATGATGCGAACCGCCATCCGTAAGATGCGGCTTGCAGAGGAGGCCCGCTCATGACCGCCCTTGCCCTTGAAAAGACTACCCCCGCCTTCCCGCTTGGCCAGCCCTACGACGGCCGGCCTCGCTATGGCATGACCCCAGAACAAGCCCGCGTCTATCGTTGGCTCGTGGCCAATAAGCCGCATGGCGAGGCCTTCCAGGTTCATTTCCGCGAAGCAGCTGCGGACATCAACATGAAGCTCTCCACCGTGCACCACAGCGTGCGCGAGCTGGTCGACCGCGGCTGGCTGTTTGAAGAGCTGAACGCCAGATACACACGCTACGGCCTCGTCTATCCGGTCATGCGCTTCAAGGAGCCGCGTCATGGATGATTTTGTGCTGACCGGCAGAAAGGTCGAGGAATGGGTAGGCAAGACGCCTGACACCAAACCGCCGAAGGCCGTCATTGATCGCCTCTTCTTGCGCCAGGGCGGCCGTTGCGCCATCTCTGGCCGGAAGATCCGGCCCGGCGACACGACGCACGCCGACCATATCAAGCCACTGAAGGACGGCGGGACCAATTCGGAGTCAAACCTTCAGCTCGTGCTGGCCGATGCCCACCGCGAGAAGACGGTTGACGAGAACCGGGCCCGCGCCAAGGAGCGCCGCATCCGTCTCAAGCACGCCGGCCTCTGGCCCCGCTCGCCGCGCCCCTTGCAGTCACGAGGATTCCCGAAGCATCGGGGGGCTGGCCAATGATTGCATTTGCCCTTGGACTGATTGCGGGTGCAATTGCTGGTGCGGCCGGCCTCTACTTCATCGTCCTGCGTAACCGCCTCATCGAAGCTCAGGACTGGATACAGGTCTACGAATACCAGGAGCGTGTGGCGCGTATTGCGCCGCCCGTGAATGACGTTGCCGTACGCCTTCGGAATCTGCTGCGTGTATTGGGAGGCTGGTGAATGAAGATCGAATATCTCAGCGAGATCATCGCCAACTTGGCGAAGTCTCATCCGGGGGCGGATGTCTGCGTCACCTTCCCGTCCCGCCATGCCGGAAGGCCCACGACAAAGCGGGGCAACATCACCGGGCATCGTACCAGCATCTCCACCCACCCGGCCATCGGGCCGACCGTGTTCATCGAGGTTGAGTATGCCCGGTCGGAAAACATCACGGAGGGCCAAGCATGAGCGTGTTGAGAGTTAAAACGCAAAAGGGCGAGGTGGCAGCGTTGGTAGCCGACCACGTTGTCGTTGTGTTTAGGAACTCTGATGGCACGGCGGCTGTATCTTTGACAAACGGTGAAATGCTCGATTTGGCCGACAGGTATGACGAGTTTATGAGCCGATTTACGAGCATGCAGGGACGCCGCGTGAAGGAAACAAGCACACCTACGCCCCGCAATAACGACGGCGTTTTATCGTGGCTTCAGCCTCAAGGGACATAGATATGAACACGGACCTGTTCGATGACGCCGCCGACGAGATCACCGCGCTGCGCGCCGAGGTAGAGCGCCTCCGTTCCGGCGGCTGCGCCCGAGATCAGGGCACGACGCAGTATTGCGCGGAGGCTGCGATACTGGCCGCAAAAGTTGGGAAGCTAGAGGCGGAATGCTTCAGCCTTGCCGCGTGGCAGTGCAAGTTTCCGGACGGGAAGACGGGCCTTGTCGCTGCCGAAGGTGGTGACACGTATTGCGCGATGGCGAAAGAAGTGGAGCGCCTCCGCGCCGAGAACGAGCGGCTGGAAGATGAGAACAAGGCCATCCTCGCCGCCAACCGCGATGTGATGCTGCATTGGGATGTGCTGAAGGCAGACTACGAAAGGCTGCGGATCGAGAACATTCAGATGCGCTTCGCCTTGGGGTATCCGATGCCTGCCGATCTTGAGCATCACATTCTGCCGTCAAACCCGTTCAAGTGCGGGACGTGTGATGCTGCCAATAACGTGCGCGCCGAGGTTGAGCGGCTGCGGGCGGCGCTTGAGCCGTTTGCCTGTATGTGCAGCGTAAAAGGTGAAGGGGTAGGCGGCCTCTGCTTTAAGGGTAGCTGTTTATATTGGAACGCCCGCGCCGCACTGGAGGGGAAGTGATGGCTGACATTGTAACGACATTACGTGAGCGTCCTTTTCGCCTTGCGTCAGAAAGCGACACTGAGATGCGAGTAAGGCGTCAGGCCGAGCGCGAATATGCAGCACATGAAATAGAGGTGTTGCGCTTGGAAAAGGCAAAAATTGCGACTGACAACGAGCGGCTGCGGGCGGCGTTGAAAAGCTGCATCGCTATGTTGGAGCAGCTTGGTTACACGCCAATTTCTAAAATTGCCCGCGCCGCCCTCGACGCCCAGCCCGCGCCGGGGAAGGAGGAAGCATGATTATTGAAGAGAAGAAGGCATGTGAACATTGGTGTCCTCATGTTCGTCACCCCGGCGAAGAGGGCGGCACATTTAACCGGGGGTACGAAGAAGGAAATGAAATCAACACAGGCCGCGCGTTTGGGAATTGGTCGTGTGCCTGTGTCGGTGCCAGCTGCATGGCGTGGCGGTGGGCTGGCACAACACACCAGATAGAGGACCGCGAGTATGGACCTGTTATTGTTGCTGGCGGGCCATCCACCACTCACGGCTACTGCGGCCTTGCTGGGAGGCCGTGATGACTGACATCACCCTTGAGACCAAGAGGAAACGCATGAGCAAGAAAAAGCCTGCCGCATCGACGCTTCTTAAAGCAGCGCAATCCGAAATTTCTGATCTGAAGATGCAGATCGAAAAGCTCACCAAGGAGCGCGATAACGAGAAGAGCGGGCAAAAGACGTTCTACGAGAAGTCAGCCCGTCTTGAGGCTGAATTGGAGCAAATTCACATGCTTCTTGACGTATTGCCGGGTGCTGCTCCGCGCAAAAGCGAGGACGAAGACCGCTGGCGTCAGAAGGAACACACCTTGATGACGCGTCTCGCCTCATACTTAGCAGCCCGCCCAGTTTGGAGGGAGCCGAAGCATGACTGACATCACCATCCCGCCCGAGGCGGTGGAGGAGATTATACCGTGAAGCGCGCAATAGCACCAGTTCATCACAGCCTAAAGGGATTGCGAACCACGCCTTACAGCATGAGCCGCATGAACATGGACCGTGAGCATTACGAAGCGATGGTCAACATCGCTGTCAGCATATTCACAGACTGCACCAATGTCGGTGTCAGTTTCCAAGACAGTCTTTTGGCTATCTACCTAAGCGGGCTACATCATGGGGCCGCCTTAACCAAGGAAAAGACCAATGAATGAACCGATGAATGAACCCCTGCTTCAGTTCTTTGCCTACTCCCACCTGCCGGCGCACCTCCAAGAGGTCAGCGCCCCATTCCACGCGCTGGCCGATACCATCATCAAGGCGCTTCCACGCAACGCGGAACGCACGGTTTGCCTCCGCAAGCTGTTGGAGGCAAAAGACTGCGCCGTTCGGTCTATGTTGTTCAAAAGCGAGCAGTGAAGATGATGACACCTGACATCCCCATCCCGCCCGAGGCGCTTACTAGAGATGCCGATGGATGCACTATCTGCCCAGCTTGCAACGGCAAGCAGTGGCGCGCAGTCAAAGACATCCGGCTTGGTCCCGGCGTCTATGAAGTCCGCTGCTACACCTGCAATGGCTTCGGCTGGATCGACGAAGAACATCCGGTGCGCCCATGAGGATAACGATAGAGCGCGGCGCTTCTCATGCCGAAACCGCTGCCGAAATGGATAGGCGAGGAAAGGTTATTGAGCAGCTAGAGGCCGAAATTTGTCGGCTCAAGAAGATGGTGAAGTACGCATATAACAGCGGATTTCAGGAAGGCATGAAGGAAGTGACATCATCGCGCGGCGGTACGCCTTGGAGCGACAGCCCATTCAAGAGGGATGTAGAGTGGTGACACATACTTGTGAGACGTGCCGTTTTTCGTCGTACCCCTTTAGCAATCACAGTTACCCCGACCAAGCGGTTTCCCCGGAACCAATGCTACGCTGCCACAGACGATCCCCAGTTGTGGCCGGTGGCCACATGTCTCCGGCATGGACTGCGTGGCCTCTGGTACGGTTGACGGAATGGTGTGGCGAATATGAAAAAGGAGAAATCTCAGTTGACTGACCGCATCACCATCCCGCCCGAGGCGGTGGAGGCGGCTGCGAGGGCCGATTACGAAATGACCCGCGATGAGGCGCTAGCTGATCACGGGATAATGGCCAGCTTGACCTACTGCCCGTGGGAAAACCTGAGCGTAGATGGCAAGGAGTATTACATGAAGCACGCCACCGCCGCCCTCCGCGCAGGGATCGCGGCGTGGCCGGGGATGGAGGCAGACCGCATCTTGCGCGCGCGCAATGATGGAAGCGCCGTTGCTGACCCCCGCCTTATCCTCCCCACTCCCACGGAGAACACCAATGCTGAAACCTGAACAGGTGCCAGATGAGGTAGTAGAGGCTGCTGCGCAAGCCGCTTGGAAACTCAAGGATCAAAGGTTTTGGGAAATCCTGAAGGCCACACAGCCTGACTGGAAAGACGAAGCCCGCGCGACCATCGCCGCCGCCATCAATGCGTGGCCGGGAATGTGGCATATCGAGGCCGTCGATTTTGAGCACAAGATCATCCTCCCCCTGCCGCAGGAGGCCCGCGATGAGTGACGATCTGGTGAAGCGCGGAACGCGGGCGATGATGCAGTCAGAGCCGTGGTCATCGTTCTGGGGCAGGGCTGATGCCGAAAAGCTCGCCCGCGCCGCCATCGCCGTGGCGCTGGAGGAGGCGGCGAAAGTGTGTGACGCAATGGAGGAAGAGGCGGAGCGCAGGGCGCGCAAGATGTACAACGGCGATATGTGGCTTGGCGAAAGCGCGGGGTGTGCAAAAGCCGCCGCCGCGATCCGCGCCCTGATCCCGAAGGAGGCCTGACCATGTACCTCTCGGATTCCGAAATTCGCGAACGGCTGAACATCCCAGAGCGGCGCTGGCGTCCTGCGGTGCAGCATTTCGAGCGCCAGGGGTTCCCTCGCGTGGATCCCCTAATCGGCAAACGGTACTGGCCGGCGGTTGAGACGTGGCTTTTACAGAGATACTCTGGGAACCCCCTGCTCCGCACACCGGAGCCGGAAGAAGTGGAGGATTGGGATGCCCTCAAAAAACGACGCGCCCGGGCTTAAGCCTCGGCACCGCAAAGATGGATCAATCGTCTGGTATTGGGTCGCCGCCAACTGCTCGAGGAAGGCGAAACGCTATGGCCTCAAGACTGTGCGCCTTGCAGACCAGACGCCCGGTGGCGACGCCGCCAGGGCATCCCAGTGCCAACAGCTCCACATGGAACTGCAGCTCTGGTTGAACGACATGGATCCCAGCCGGGTATTCGACAAGTCGGGCTTCGACGGCACCGTCGCCTCGCTGATCCGGTACTATCGCGAACACCCGAACTCTCCATACCGTGAGTTGAAGTACAATACCCAGCACACCTATTCCCAGCATCTCGACACGCTGCGCGACGTGGTGGGCAAGAGGCGGCTCGGGAGCCTGACAGGCGTTGACTTCCTTGCCTGGTACAAGAATTTCGCTACGGACAACACCGGCGCCGAGACCCTTATCTCAAGCGCCCACAAGCTCATGAATATGTTTCGCATCGCGGTAAGCTGGGGCGTCGTTCTCGAGCTTCCTCAGTGTTCACGTTTGCGTGAAATCCTGTCCGAGATGCGCTTCACGAAGCCACCGCCGCGGACGACCTTCGTCAGCTATGAGCAGGCCGCCGCCATCATCGAGAAGGCGCATGAGATGGGTCTGCCGTCGATCGCCCTCGCCCAGGCGCTGCAGTTCGAGCTCACCATGCGGCAGAAGGATGTGATCGGGGAATGGATCCCGGGCGTGGAAGATGCTTCAGGCGCGATCGTGGCGGCCGGTCGCCGGTGGGCAAATGGCCTGTTGTGGTCTCACATCGGGGCCGATGGCGTGCTGCGCAAGATCACGACCAAGACAAAGGCCGAAGCTGTCTTCGAGATTAACCGCTATCCTCTGGTTGTGCAGGAGCTGGGGCGATGGGCGGGTCCGAAGGTAGGCCCGATGATCATCGACGAGCGGTCAGGTCTTCCCTATCGTAACGAACGGTTCAGCAAACGCTGGCGCGAGGTGGCCACTGCCGCCGGTGTGCCGCGAAGCGTCTACAACATGGACTCCAGAGCGGGCGGGATCACCGAGGCGACCGACGCCGGGGCGCCGATCGAAGCAGTGCGGCACCACGCCACTCACCGCGATGCGAGGACAACCATGCGTTACTCACGGCAGACCTTGGCAAAGACGCAGTCGGTGGCCGAGTTCCGCACGACGAACCGTAAAAAATAGCGTCAGAACGCCGGTAAGAACGCGTCAGAACGTCGCCATTGAAGCAAAATGGAAAAAGATAGAAGTTCACAAGAAGCCGGCACTAGCCTATCCCATTGAAATCATTGGCTTACGTTCTGACGTGCGTTCTTGTTACGGTCCTCCCGTGACGCGGCTGGCCTGAGCCAATGTCAGAACGATCCACTTCTGTGTCGGGCCAATTTGTGGTAGCGTTTGGATGTACCCGGAGATCCGCAGATGAAAGTGATTGACCTTACCCCGAAGGCCGATGAGGCTGTTGTCCAGCTCCTCGAGAACATGCTTGAGCTTGCCAAGACTGGCGAAATCCAAGGCGTCGCGATCGTCACAGACCGCTTTGGCGGCACCGCTCACAGTGCCGGCGTGCGGACGCTGGGGATGGTCGGCGGCCTCACAGCCGCCACCAAGCACATGCTCGACAGGATGTACTAGATCCGGGGCTCCTCCGAGGGTTGCTGCGCCGCCAAGGCGCCGAGAATGCCCGCGCCGCCCATACCCATCAACGGAATCTGCCGGCGGAAGAGCTGCTTCGCCACTACCTCTGGGGGCACGCCCAGAGCCTGGGAGGTCACGTTGATCCGGTCATCCATAAGAGCCGCCACCGTCTTGAGCTCGCTGCCCAGGTTGGTCTCGTCGCCCAGACTGAACCAGCCCAAGGACTGAGCCTCGGCCGGCTTAACGCCCAACCTGTCGGCCACCGTGTGCCAGATGTCGGCAATCACCGGGTATTCCGTCTGCGCCTCCACTCGCTTGCCCTTGGGGCCGATCATCTGGGTGCCAAGCGTGTCGTCGATCATGCTCGGGTTCAGGCTTTGCGGGCTCGCCTTGTAGTCCGCAAGCGAGTCCTTGATGATCCAGCCATCAGGCACAATGCCCGGCTGGATTTCGTTCAGGGCCATTAGAACGCCGCGGATCGCGTGCGTGTCGGCCGTCACGCCCGAGAGGTTACCGCCCATATTGCCCCCGAATGTCGACGGCTTGGGGTTGGTCATGCTGTCGATGCCAGCGCCGCTTTGCACCGCGTCGAGGAGCTGCCCGTGGATGCCGCCCTTGCCGGTCATCATCGGGTAACCCTTCTCCGAGATGCCCTTGTTACCCTTGGCGTCGATCGTGCCGGGGCCGATCACGTCACGAAGCGGGATGCCGCGTTCCTTCTTCGCCATCGCCAGCGTGGCGTTGCGAAGGTTCTGCGTTGTGTCCGTCCGGGGGCTGGTGGCGGCGTAATACTGCGCGAAGTCGTTGATGTATTGTTTTGCCTCGGGGTCGCTCAGGCCAGCCTTGATGGCGGCCCGGTAAATGGGCCCGTCAGAGCTGTAGAAATACTGAACGTCGGTGCCGACGAGACCGCGAGCCTTGATCTTCTCCGCGAGCCGATCAGCGATCTGCTCACGGTAGTCGACCAGAACCCGCGCGCGGTCGCCCAGCGGCAGTGCGGCCATCGGATCCGGGTTGCGCGGGTAGTTGTCGGCCAGGTTGGGCCGGTCGTTGAACGGCGCTGGGGTCTGATAGTCTGTATCGATGAGCCGGGTGCGGTTCGGGTCTGGCTGGATGCGCTTTTTCTCGGGCAGTGCCATTTGCTGCGCGCGAGCGGTGAGAACGTCCTCGAGGCGCGGCAGCGGCGCTGGCGGGCGGTTGTGGCCGCTCTTGGGCGGCGTGCTGTCGAGGATCTCGGGCGTCAGGCGCGGTTTGCCTTTCTTGAGGCCACGGAGCTTCGGGCCGCTGGACACGCCCATGGTCACGGCCCCGGCTTGCTTCGGCACAACGCTTGAGCCGCCGGTCACCGTGCCGGCGACGTTGAACGCATTCTCGACGGCCTGCCGACCACGCGGGCCGGTGTCGTAAAGCAGCGTACCGAGATCGGCATCCATCAGGCCCTTCCAGGCGTCGACGGGCGCTGTCACATAGGGGCCGACGATGTCCCATGTCTGCTGCCACTTGCTCGGGCGGGTCTCAACGAAAGTGCCGTCGCCCTGCATCACGTCTACCGGGCGCTTGGGTTTCTTCAATGTCTCTGCCGTCAGTCTCGCCATCGCCTTAAATCCTTATCCGAAGAGGCCGAAGATCTTCCCGAGGATGCCGCCGCCTCCGAGTCCGCCACCCGAAGCCGGGATCTTCGGCGCGTTCATCTTGCTTTGCAGCATTGCCATGATGCCGGGGTTGTTCATGCCGCGCGGGTTAAGGCGCTTCTTGCCGGTGGGGTCGAGCCCAGTGGCCTCAAGGATGCGCGCGAGCTGCGAGGGGTCGCCGTTGAACGCCTGGCGGGCCATGTCCTGCTGAAAGCGCGTCGGCCGGAAGTCTGCCGTCTGCTGCCCCACGGCGGGCTGGATTTGAACGTCAGGCTGGCGGGCCGCAACCTGTCTCTGGCCGCCCATGAACCCGCCCATGACCGTGCCTGCCCCGCCCTGCGGCAAGGCCGGGGAGTTGTCGGCATAGAACGTGACATCCACCGGCGGCACGTACTGGCCGCCCGAATACTGCCCGGGCTGCTTCCTGTAGCCCGCCATGGTGCCGCGGCCCGGGCCCGCCCCCTGCGGGGCTGCGGGCGAGACGCCGAGGGCCTTGCCGTTGTTGATGCCCATCATGCCGGTGATGCCGACGCCCTTGGCACCGAACCAAGGCCCCCAGCCGCCCTTGGCCGCATTGTCGAGCGCGAAGTCGACGCCCTGCTTCCAGGTCGAGGGATCCGCCGGGTTGAGGCCCGTGGCCTTCACGAAGTCGTTACCCATGCCAGGCTTGTAGCCGGCAGGCGCAACGTGAAGCTGGAAAGGCCCATAGCTCTGCTCACGGCCATACTTCAGCGTGACATTGCTCTGCCACGTATCGGGCGCCAAACCTTCGCTGCGAGCGACGCGCACCGCGATGTCCGGGTCGATGCCTCGAGCCTGCGCCGCCTGGCGGATATAGGCCTCCATTTCTTGGACGCTGGGGAGCTTCATCGGCGTCAATCCTTTTTACGTTGTGCGGAAACTACGGAGTGGTAGGGTGCGGGAATGAACCAAGAACATGAACCGATCTTCGTAGCCGGTGGGCTCATTAAACTGGCCATCTTCATCGCCATGATGGTCGCCATGCATTATTGGGCCCGGTTCGTCTGGGGATTGTTCTTCTGAAGCTCGAGCAGCAGCGCCTTCATCATTGCCTCGGCTTCCACCTTCGACAGACGTTCAAGCACATTGGGGCCCACAAGCTGCGCGGACGGGAGTGCGCCCCTGCCGGTAAGCAGTCGTGCCGATTCAGGCGCCACGCGCATCTGCGTGCGCGACGTGATCTGCTGGCCGATCTTCGGTGCGGTGCGACGCGCCAAGGCGCTCAGGACACCCGTAACGCCCATGGTGAAAGGGTCGTAGTCTGAGAGATAGCCGCCCAGCCCTGCGCCTGCGACGCCAGCACCTCCAGCCTCAATAAGCTGCCGCGCAGTCGTGGAGTTGCCGAGTGCCTTGTTCAGGGCATTGAACAGCTTTTCACGCTCGATCGCCGCATCAATATCCGCAGCCTTCTGGCCGAGCGCGGCCTTGGATGCCTCCCTGCCCGAAGGCGTGGCAAACTCCGTCATGGCCGCCTCGGTATTGTTGTTGTTCAACAGCCGCTGCGCCTTCGTCTGGGCATAGGCCGCCGCCACGTTCTTGGCGTTGTCTGGCTCGACCTTTGCGGCCCGCCCCGGGGCATCCATGGGCACGTTGCGTTGCCCGAGTTCCTCGCCAAGCTGGAAGGCTTCCTCGGCCTTGTAGGCTTTTTGGCGCAGCCCACGGGCGGCAGCATACTCATTCGCGTTGAGCAGAACATCCATCTGGGAGCGGAGATGCTTGGAAAGGTCGGAGTAGACATCTGCCATGGCGTCGCTCTCGCGGTATGCCTTGGTCGCCTTCTTGTCGAGGATGCGCTTGGTCTCGTCGAGGATAGCGAGATTACCGCCGCCCTCACCTCGAATGGCTGTGCGCGTTGCCACGTTCTCAGACGCTTGCTCGAATGCCGCTTTGCCCACCGGCGTATTCAGAACGTCTTGGAAAAAATCCAGCGGCACATCTTTTCCCGCTTCCCGGGCGGCCTCATATGCGGCCGAGATCTGCGGCCGCACGGCCTTGTAGGCGTCCTGCTGCAGCTCTTCGACCGTCTTGCGCGAGCCCTTGGGAACTCCGCCAGCATTCTGAACATCGGCCACGAGACGGGCGTTCTGGTTTGTCTTGCGTGCCTGGGCAAAAGTCTCAAGGGTCTCCCGGGCGGCCGGGTTCACGTTGGCGGCCCGCCGCGCCGCAGCCAGCCCCTGCTCACCCAGCACGTCAACACGTACGGCATCAGGGCCCAGCCTTGCGAGCTCGCGATCCATAAGCATCGCCGAGTTGGGCCCAAACCTGTCGTCGGCCATGCTGGCAATCTCGCCAGCAGCCCGCGTCTCAGGCGGCAGCGTGATGTTCTTGATCGCCCGGCCCGCCTTGTCGAGGCCCCACGCAACGGCCTTGCCTGCGCCATACCCACCGGCGCCGATCAGGCCGCCTGCTGCGCCGCCTTTCAGCGTATTGGTCGCGCGCTCTGAGAGCGAGTTGGCATCCTCCAGAGCGCCGCCTGCCGCGCCATAGCCAAGGCCAGTGGCGATGGCTCCAAGGACACCGCGCCCGGCGACAACAGGAAGCCTCGCCGCTCCCAACGCAAGGCCACCGGCATCGCCAATGCGGGCCATGACAGGGCTCTCTTCGTTGTAACGGGCCTGCGCTTCGCGGAGAGCGGCCAAGTTCTCGTTGTACTGGTTTGAGTAGTCGAACCCCTCGCCCTTGATGGCGTTCAGCGTGGCGTCGAGAAGCGCCGTCATGGCGGCGCCGCCCTTGGTCGTTCCGCCCATGGTGAGCGTGTCCATTGCCTGGCTGGAACTGTCCCAGTATGCCTTGGGAGCTTCCTTCGGAGACGGAGACGCTGCCGCCTGCTGAGAAGCCTGGCGCATCACCTTGTCGATGACGGATGGGTCTGTGCCTTCGGGAAATTCAACGCGAATCCCGTTCGGGCCTTCAACGATCATGGCGTCAGTCCTTTCTGGGGATCCCATTTGAGAACCTTGGGCGGATTAGCTGGTGCAGGCTGTGCCGCCTGGCCGTCTACGGGCGGCGTGAGCTGCCTGCGCGGCGGGCCTCCGTTCGGGCCGTGGATAGTGTCCTGATATAGGTTCCAAAGGCGGTTGAGGTTATAGCGGAGCTGGTCCTCGCTCTGGCTGTTTCCTACGCTACCGAGCGCCGTCTTAAGCATCGCGAGATCTGCGTCACTGACAGTGCCCATGCCAGCCCCGGTTGGCGAGTTTTCGCGCATCTGGTTCATCCCATCCTTGGAGATGTTGCTCGCAATTGTCGTTGTGAGCTCAACCAGATTTGCAGCGTTTGTTCCCCCGAAACGAGCCATAGTTCCTGCGCCCAAGCCGGCGGCGGGATTGTACCAACTATCGTTGTCAAGGAGAGCCAAAGCGCGATCAATATCTTGGGTAACGATGTCCACCGCCTGTTGCTGCTGTGCGGTTTTCCTGTCCGACTTTGCCCCAGCCGCAGCCTGCTCTGCTTCAGCCGGGCCACCGGGGATGACCTCGAGGCGATAGCGCCCGTCCTCACCCTTTACGGCCTGATAGCCGGGCGGAATGGTTCCAATCTCGCTGCCCATGTTGACCGTGACGCCATTTCCAGAGACGACAAACGGCTTGCCCGAGACCGTATCTATTGCGAGCGGCGTCTCGGGCCCGACGCCGAATTGGCGCTTCTCCTCGAGCGTGGCAGGGCGGAATGAGGACTCGGGCTTCTGCATGGACATCTTCCAGTCCGCGAAGAGCTGCGGCGGAAGGCCCTTAGCTTCGCGCATTTTCTGGTCGTTGAGGTACTGGCCCAGCTCGCCATCCGGCATCTGCGGCTGGCCGTCGAGGAATAACTCTGGCCGGCTGTTCGGGTCGTTGGCGTTGTAACGGTAAACATCGCCGCCGTTCTCAAGCGTCTTCCACTCGGGAGCCGGCCCGGGCCCGTCGAAGAATATCTCGGGCTTGCTGTTCGGGTCGAGCGGGTTGTAGCGGTAGATGTCGCCTTGGCTCTCAAACGTCTTCCAGTCCGGCGGTGCCAGCAGCGTCTTGTAATATTCCGAAATAAGGCTCTCGCCCACGCCAGCGGGCGCACCCTCAAGGAACTGCGCCAGGCGCGGGTTCTTGTCGGCCATGGCCGCCGCCTGGTTCTGAAGCCACTTCTTGGACTGCATCTCGTCCGCGATCCGGCGGCGGCGCTCGTTCAGCGCCGCGACGGACGGGCCAATATTCGCCACCTGGCCCTGATCCATGGCCATGAGCACTTGGCCTGCCAGCGCAAGACGCGAGCCGAAGTCGGTGCTCGTCTCGTCCGACATGCCGAAGAGATTGCCGAGAATGCCCATGCCTTACTCCTATGCGAAGGCGCCGGCGATGGAGGCGACAGATCCGAGGATCCCGCCCAAGCCGGGGTTGCTGCTGGTGGTCACGGTGCCCTTCGTGTTCGAGGTGCCGTAGCCGCTGGGGTTCTGCGTCGCGCCGAAGTAGCGGGCGAGGCCCACGTCTCCGTAGTTCTGCCAGCCCATCGTCTGCGCCTTGATGGCGTCGAGGATCATCTGCTGCTGCTGCTGCTGGAGCTGGCCCATCGCAAGGTTCCGGTTCTCGACGCTCTCGCCCATCTGGAATCCCTGGTTGGCGAGGCCGCCGAGCTGGTTCTGGCCGAACTGCTGCTGGTTCTGGCCCATGCTTGCCATGCTCTGGCCAAGCGAGCCGAGGCCCGAGAGGCCCGTCTGGCCGAGGCTTCCGAGACCCGACACGCCCGCCTGGCCCAAGCTGCCGAGGCCTGCGGTGCCCGTCTGGGCCATGTTGCCCAGGCCCGAGATGCCGAACTGGCCGGAATTGTTGAGGCCGGACAGCCCCATCTGTGTTAGAGACCCGAGCCCGGCAAGGCCAGACTGCCCCATGCTTCCGAGACCGGAGACGCCGAACTGGCCGAGGCTTGAGAGGCCCGTGGCTCCCTGCCCGGCCATGCCCGCAAGACCCGCAGCGCCAGACTGCATCATGCCGGCATTCATGCCTTGATTGGCCTGCTGCGCCTGGAAGTTCCGGTTGATGTCGTTGGTGGCCTGCTGCTGCGCGTTGCCGAAGTTCTGGAAGTTCAGGTTTGCCAGCGTCTGGGCACGGGTCTGGTCGAAGTTCCGGTTGTTCTCGGCCTCCTGCACCGCCATGCGGTCGCCACCGAAGGCGCCTGCGCGCTGCGCCCGGTCCTGAATGGCAAGGTTCTGGAGTTCCTCCTGCCGCCCAAGCTCTCCCATCGTCGCGTCGATCACGTCACGCTGGAAGGGGTTCATGTAGGGCGAAAGGCTGGTGCCTGCGAGAGACTGCTCGCGGATCTGGTCCGGGGCCATTCCGGCCATCTTGCCGTAGGTCGAGGCCGCGCCGCCGAACTGCTGGCCCATCTGGCCCAGAATGCCCATGCCCTGATTGATGGCACCCGCGACGCCGCCATAGCCTCCCATGGCCTGGTTGACGCCGCCCGCCATGGAGCCATAGCCGCCGAGCACATTGCCGAGCTGGTTGGCGGCCTGCCCGAAGCCCCGCATGGACTGGCCCATACCGTTTGCGGCGCTGCCATATCCAGCCATTGCCCCACCGAGGC